ATCAAATGTCCCAGGTCCTCCGGGTGCTAGTATTACAGGTCCTCCTGGTTCTAGCGTTACTGGTCCTCCAGGTCCTCCAGGTGGTAATGGTGGTTCAGGACCTCCAGGTCCTCCGGGTCCCGGTGGTAGTGGTCCTCCGGGTCCTCCAGGACCTACGGGTTCTTTTAATACCGGTACTAATATATCAGCAAATTCAATCACATTGAATGCTAGTGGTGGTGCTACTATTGCTTCACCTTGGATGCCTAGTATTAATAGCGACAATAGAAATGTCCAAATCAACTCCGGTGGCAACTTTGGTACCACAACCACAAGATCGATTGTAGTAGCAACGGCATCAACTGAATTCGTTGCAGACAACACTGTTGGATATGCTTACACCGCAGGTGTTGGTGCAGACATCATTAACAACATTCAGTTTGGTCGTTATACAGACTATTCTGGTGAGTCTTACTATAAGATTAGTGGCATTAACAACTTGTCTTCATCGAGAAGAGCAATCATTAACTCTGTCGGTGTTAGTACAACTGCTGTCGGAGTTACTACTGGTTCATATAATGATGAGACATTGACTTGTATTATGCTTGCAGTGATGAAGAATATGCTTTCTAGAATAGATGCTCTAGAAAATCCCTAATAAATAGTAGCAAAACATCAAAATCTAATGGCAGTCTCTTTTCCACAAGACCCCATAACCGGTGACAAGTATACTACTGGATCCTTTACCTATGAATGGGACGGAGAGAAGTGGGTTTCTGTAGCGGGTTTGACAGGCGGCGCTGGTTTTGGACCACCAGGTCCTCCAGGTGACGCGGGAACACCAGGAACACCAGGAACACCATCAACCACCCCAGGTCCTCCAGGTCCCTCTGGAACTGGTCCTGCTGGACCTCCGGGACCTCCAGGCAACAATGGATCACCAGGAAACAACGGTGGTTCAGGACCACCAGGACCTCCGGGACCTGGTTCCAGCACCAATGTTGGATTGAGTTGTGGTAACAATACCAATACTGTCGTCAGAACATTTGGTCCTGGAAGTCAACAGAGTAACACAGTTACAATGAAGGCATCCTCCAGGATGAGTATCAATGGTGTGAATAGTAATGAACTCAGGTTCTCCTCTAACTCTTCAAGATACTACTCTAATACAAACTCAGATACCACTAGTAATGTGGTTGGTCTTGCTAGTACAGCGGTCAGTAACTTCTTAGATAATGCTAACCCAGTTAGTTTTACATTATCTGATAAACAACCACTCACATCATTCCCAACGGCATTCACTAACTATATTACTAACTTAGGTGGTGGAACTGTTGCCACTATTGATTTGTATAGTGAGTGGGTAGAAGACTTTAATGCTGCTGTAAGAGCAAACCCAGGCATTGGTAGTGCTATTATCAATTTTGATATTGATAACTATAGGTTCTTAAGTAATGTTGGGATGACCACCATCTCAACTACTTATGGATTCCTCGCTGAAGACTTGGTTGGTATCAATACTGCCTTTGTAACACCTGGTATTAAGGCTGTTGTTCCTGAAACCATTATTCCTTTCTTGGTAAAGGGACTACAGATTCAGAAAGACCAGATTGCCAACCTCCAATCAAGAGTAGATGCGCTAGAGAACCCATAATATATGTTGAAAAATAGAAGTGAGAATTTCATTCGAGAAATTCAACCATCAGAGGAGATGATTACCTTGTGTGATTATTTCCTCGAGTGGTTTCATAACAATAATGAAATACATTATCCAGGTACAATAGGAGCAGATGGACATACAGATCCAACTGTAAAAATATCTACCGACTTTAATCTAAAAAATACTACTGATCCTAAGGCGTTGTTTAAATACACGAAGTATTTGACTCAACTCCATAGGATGGTAGACAATTATTTGACAGAAATTACTCTACCTTTGGAGGGTTATAAACTCCGAGCAGGTCAAGGGGGAGCAAACCTCCAGTGGTATAAACCAGGTGAGGGTTTCTTTCAATGGCATTCAGAAAGATCACCAGGAAGTCATTTTAATGATCGTTGGTTGGTCTTTATGACCTACTTAGACACACCTACAGAAGGTGGTGGTACAGAATTTTTCTATCAAGATACAATAATCAAAGCAGAGAAAGGCAAGACCGTATTGTGGCCATCAGAATATACTCACGCTCATCGGGGACAAGTTTGTCCTCACGATCACAAACATATACTAACCGGTTGGTTATATCCACATAAATAATACTAAACCTCCAAAAGATAATGGCAGTTACATTTCCTAAGGAACCAGGCATCGGCGATCTTTTTTCGTCGAATAACTTTGTCTATCAATGGGACGGTGAGAAGTGGGTGTCTCTCGGTGCCATCGGTGGTGGTGTCGGCGGAGGTGGTGGCGGTGGAGCGACCTCAAGTGACCTACAAGGTGTTACAGACAACGGAAGTTCAACCACTAATGTTATTGAAACCTCTGGATTGAAACTCAATTCAAATGAGTTGCCCACAGTTGCAGGAAGTCAAGGTGATGTCAAGAGGATTGGTGGTCTCCCTTATTATCATAATGGAACATCCTGGAAGAGATTTTACCTACTAGATAACGTAGAAGATTCAGCAGCAGTTGATATTAACTGGGATGATGTTCAGGTTAGATTTACTTTTGAAGATGACGGTAGCAATACCTTGTCGGGAGCTCAAGCATTTGTTAACTATGTGAATAATAATCGAATAAGTCCTACAGGCACTTCTGGGATTACGAGAGTAAATTCTCCAGTAAAGTTTGATACTTCTTCTCTACTTTTGAATCAAACTGCTGCATATGCTGCTTGGGTAGAGTATTATAATGACTATGACTGTATTGATCGCACATTGATTCAAGAGAGTGGCGGTGATTGGGGTGCTGGTAAGAGGGGTGGATGTATTGATTGGACTCGTGATTGGACGATTGAAACTTGGGTATATTTTCCGACAGGACTTAACACTAACAACTGGTTGACGCCCTTTATTTGTGCTCAAGTAGGTACGGGTGTAGGACAAGGATTGGTATTCACTACACCACTCGTCGGCAATGAAGGTTATGGACAAACATATCTTCAATGGTTTAGAGGGGGGCTTCCTGGTCAACTTGGCGCAACCGAGGATACTTTAGCTTACTGGCCAGTCTCAAGTGATACTTGGATGCACATAGCAGTTTCATTTAGAGCATCAGACTCCACTCTACACGCTCACGTAAACGGTCAGTATTCAACATACTATGGTGTTGGTGGAGCAGTAACTTATAATGATATGGATTCAAATGAAGGTGGATTTACTTTCCTTGGGATGTATAGAAATGGCAGTAGCACATATGGATCATCTCCAGGGTATAACATAGATGATCTAAGAATTACTCAAGCATTTAGATATGGTGAAAATACTGAAGGTGGTACTGTCTCAGACTTTACTTTACCAACAACACCATTTCCAACTGCCCCTCCTCCACCAGGAAACATTGATACATACTGGAACAATGTTAAGTTGAGAGCAACTTTTGATACAAACGTGAATGATATTGGTCCAGATCAATTGGCAGGTACAGGTAACTCAATCATTTCATCGCCAGTAAAATATGGATCGGGGGCAGCATACCCAACTTCAAATTCAGGAATACAATGGGCTAGTGGGGACTACTCTTTCTTGGCTGGAGATTGGACTTTTGAATGTTGGATTCAATATAATACAGTTCCTGAATGGGATGGTACTGGTGTGGCATCATTCTCACCAATATGGAGTTTTGGATCGAACAGTGGACAAACAGCAAAAAATGTAGAATTTGGAGTTAAGAATTATAATAGTACCAATAATACTTTCACTTATTATTGGAAAGATGCTGATGGTTATACTGAGTTATCAGCGGCTGCTGATAATTTTTCCAGGGCAGACTTGGAGAGATGGCAGCATATTGCACTAACAAAAAATTCGAATAATGAATTGCAAATGTTCCTGAATGGTTATAGATTAAGGAATGATAATGCTGATCAGGACATAACGACTGGAGTACCAATATCAGCGTGGGATCCAAATGCTTCTGGTGAATTTTCTCTGGGTGGTCGTAATGGAAACTATAGTTTCACTGAGATATATGGAGTGAGTACCAGTGATGTTGAGGTATATTTTGACGACCTTAGATTCTCTGATATTGTTAGATATGATGATGAATTTGCCCCACCAACAGGTCCACTTGAAACTACAGGGTCAGTAACTTCTCCACTAGACCCAGCATTTGATGGCGAAGGTTCTCTCACCTTGGGGTCAGGTCCTTCTTGGTCTGGTACTGTTGGTTGGACTGTTACTAGAGTCGTAGAAGGAACTTATAGAGTAGTCTTCCCTGGTAGTTTCTCAAATGTAGGGGACTATGTAGTCCATACAAACCTCAATGATGGACCAACAACACCTTGCTATATCAATGTTGATAAGTCTACATCATACTTTGATGTTATTGTCTCACAGATTAGTGACGGTGCTGCAGTTGATACTGGTTCTGTAGCAATTAGACTTGTAGATCTTGATGACGTTTGATAAATAGTGTGCTATAATATCTAAACTGCTTTATGAATATGTTTGAAATCTACAGCAAGGTAGGTTGCAAATACTGTGACGCCATTGAGAAACTCTTTGTAATGAAAGATGTTTCTTATCAAAAGAAAATGCTCAACATCGACTTCGATAAGAAGGATTTTGTTGAGCGTTTTGGTGAATCAACTTTCCCTCGAGTTATACTTGACGGTAAGGTCATCGGTGGCGCTAAAGAAACTCTACAATACCTCCGTGAGGAAGGCATTGTATAAGTATCTAAATAAAAATAATTAGAGGGGGGTCTTATGACCACTGTTCTGTCCATCATGGCCGCTTCTATGGTCCTGATGTTCCTCCTTCTGGGTGGTGTCATTGGTTATCTAACCCGTGACTTCATGTTTGCTCAAGCAGCAGCACTCCCGCAACACCCAGAGTTTTATGATGCTGAAGGGAATATTATTCCTGACGACATACTTGCCATTAGATTTGAAAACTCTTATGGTCTTGATGAAGAATGGAGTGATGAAGATTAATCAATCGGAGTTATTATGACTGAAGCGAACGAAACTACAACGAAGAAAAAAGCAACTCGAAAGAGAACAACAACAAAACCAAAGGTTGCTGCTAAGACTCCTGCTAAACCACGACAGTCTCTAGCACTATCCTTACCAAACAACCCGCTCGTATTTGAAATCTTTGATCTAGCATCTCGTCAAAGAAGTAAAGCAAAGAAGGTTGAAGTACTACAAAAGTATGCTAATATGGCAGTCAAGGCACTTCTCATCTGGAACTTTGATGAATCAGTTTCATCAGCACTTCCAAGTGGTGAAGTACCATACTCAGGGTACAACGAACAAAACGTTTACACTGGGTCACTGAGCAGCAAGATTGAAGCAAGCACTCGTGATATGTACGATAGCGGCAACTTCTCTCTTGGAAGCAGTGATACAACAGCACGCACTACTCTCCGCAGAGAAGCGCGTAATCTATACCACTTTGTGAAGGGTGGTAACGATGATCTCTCTAACACCCGTCGAGAGATGATGTTTATTAACATCCTAGAATCTGTACATCCATTGGAGGCAGAGATCCTTATCTTAGTCAAGGACAAGAATCTCACCGACAAGTATAAGATTCCATTCGAAGTTGTCGAGCAGGCATACGACGATATCCGATGGGGCAGCAGAGCATAAACACTTTATAAATAATAAAGGAGTTTAAAAAACTTCACACTTACGTTCATCGTCTTCGGACGACGCAAGTAAGACAACGCGGAACGGAATGCCGAATTTTCATTACACCTACTACTCATACGAACCATACGGCAGAGGTTACATTGGCGTCCGCCAGTGTAGTTGTCTGCCCGAAGAAGACACTCACTACTTCGGTTCTTATAGTGATGTAACATTCCATCCTACAGAGAAGGTTATTCTTTCTCTGTTTGAGTCACGAGAAGAAGCAGTTGCTGCTGAAGTGAAACTACATTCATTCTATGATGTAGGAAACAATATTCACTTCGCCAATAAGGCACGGCAACTGACGACTGGTTTCTCATTCTCATCTAATGGTGAGAGGAAGGGCAAAGGTAATCCAACCTATGGTAAAGTCCGTATCACTAATGGTGATGAGGAGAGAGTTGTCTCTCCAGAGGACATACCAAACGGTTGGTATAGAGGAAGGTCCATTGAGAGTAAAGAGAAGTCTGCTCACCACTACGGTGGTCGAACCAGAGGCGAGATGTATAGCACATTTGTCTCTGAAAGTCAAGCAGATGAAACAATACTTGACCTACCCATCCGTGTTTTAGCAAGACGCTACAACACATCACATACATCCATCATAAGGTGGAAAAAATCGGTCGTTCATCCTACAGTGAGGAAGGACGCAAACGTTGCCTGAAGGAACGGGGATCTAATAAATCCACTACTACTTGGAGGTAACTCAAATGGCTAAAGTCACTTATCGTGGTGTCGAATATGACACCAACCGCTCACCAAAAACTACTTCTGTAAAGAAAAAGTTTATGTATCGCGGCATCGAATACACCGATACTCAAAAAGTTGAGGTGTCAAAATGAATACTTTAGAAATTATCCGCAGAAAAGAAGAGAAAGACAAGCGTAAATCTCTCGCCAAACTCACCTACACTAAGATGAGTAGCGCACAACGCTGATCCATAACTTGACTGTCCTATGAATGCAACTCAGAAGGAGGGGTTTCTTTTGAAACTCCTAGCAAGTTTATTTGCTGTCCAACTATCATTCATTGGATGGTCAATGTATATCTGTAAAGACAATTTATCGGCGTGTCCAAAAATAGGGGACCGGATGGAAAATTACTTTATGGTAACACTGGCGACGACGCTAAGTCTACTAACTATTTCTAAGAAATGAGAGGACTCACATCCTCTCTTTTTTTATGCTATAATACTAAGGACTGTTACTTACTATGGAAACTGAAAAGATTAAATTTTTGATTCAATCGATTGAAGTTCTGATCGATGAGTTGAAAGCAGAGGTTTATACTGAGGGTGAGACACATCGAATCAGTGAGACAGAATATTCTGAGGAAGGAGAGACCTCCACTGATGATATTATTATGGACATGTTTGCACACGTTACAGACGATACAGTATGAAACCAGTAAAAGCAAAAGACCTACTAAAGGCAGACCCTCTACAGAAGGTAGAGATGATTCGTTGTACTCCCAACCCACAGCAGTTGGTCTTTATGGGAGGGAAGAATGACTACAGTGAGTTGCCTATTGAGGACACACAGATACTACCTGAGAAAGATAGTGGTAGGTGGGTCATCGAACAACTCTTAGCGAATGGGAGAGGGCACTGGGGACCGTTAGAGCACCCCTCTATCACATTCTCCTGTTCTGGGTTCGTTCATAATGTTATTGTCCAAGCACGGACACACAGAGTAGGTATTAGTTTCGATGTTCAGTCTCAGAGATACACCTGTAAGCGTATCCTCAAGGTCGCTGAAGCAAAACTAAGACCGAGAGATGTATTCTATGTTCGTCCTCCTGGTTTCTATACCAACCGCAAAGGTAAGAAGTATGAGTGGACAGAGATGGACTATCAAACTCAGTTGGGTCTGTGTCAGGCAGCATCAGAAAGATTTGCTCGTCAGTATGAGATGGGTGTGTCTGAAGAGCACGCTCGTGACTACCTACCACAGAACATCAGACAGAACTTTGTTGTCACCTTTAGTCTCCGCTCTCTGCTTCATTTCTTAGACCTCCGTGCTAAGTTGGATGCCCAGTTAGAGATCCAAGCATTGTGTGAAGCGATGATTGCTCCTACCAAAGTATGGGTGCCAGAAATCTTTGAGCACTACGAAGAGAAGCGTCTGCATAAGGCACGACTATCCCCCTAAATAAACCTACCGAGCAAGACATTATGGCAAAATTTGATGTAGTCAACAGCGAAACAGGAGAAGCAAAAGAGATCGATGTTAGTGTCCACGACATCCAACAATGGTATGTGGATAACCCTTTGTGGAAGAGAGATTGGAGCAAGGGGTGTGCTACCGGTGGAGACATCGGTGAGTGGAAGGACACACTAATCAAAAAGAATCCAGGATGGAATGATGTTCTCGGTCAAGCAGCCAAAGCACCGGGGAGTTATGTAAAGAAGATTTGATTTTATTTTTATCCTGTACCTTTAGTAATTAGTCATGCCAGCACGCAAAAATCGTAAGTCTGCTAACCCCATTGGGGTCGGTCTAACCGCAAAGCAGATGCGAAGAAAGAAACCAATCGGTAGCGATTTCATCACCAAAGTTGAACCGATTACAGACAATCAAAAGATCCTATTTGATGAGTATGATAAGGGACAGAATCTAATAGCGTATGGGTCTGCTGGTACTGGTAAGACATTCATTACACTATACAAAGCACTAGAAGAAGTATTGAATGAACACTCTCCCTATGAGAAGGTTTATATTGTCCGCTCACTAGTTGCTAC